TAACGGTCGTAGAATCGTGGATTAAAGAATCTAAGAAATATGACAAATCAAATATGTATGGATTTAATAATTTACCTATTGGAACTTGGTTTGTACAAGTCAGTGCGGAAAACAATCCTGAAATTTGGGAAGCCATAAAGAATAAGGAAGTTCGTGGATTTTCGATAGAAGGTTACTTTACCGATAAAATAATTGAGGCTTCTAAACAAGTAGATATATTAGACGAGGTTTGTGAAGATTGTCCAGACGAAATAATGATGGGGAAAATAAAAGATATAATTCTACAAAATGAATTAACCCCTGTTAGTAGTTTAGACGGTGAACCGTTATTCAGAACTAAAGAAGAAGCGGAATTATATGCTGAAATGTTTAAAGGGTGTTCCGGTAGTCATCCACATTCTGTTGATGGTGTTAGATTATATATGGCTTGTGAAGATCACACAACCTCAATAATGAGGGAAGAATATGTAGATACATTAGGTGAAAAGAAGAAGAAGAGAAAGAAAAAATATAAAATGTTGGAATACATAGCTTTTGGTAAACGTAAAGCTATGCTAAAGTATTCTTGGGATGAATGTATGAAAGACCAAATGAAAGAATACGGTGATAAAGAAACGGCCGCAAAAGTCTGTGCAGCTATCAAATTTAAGACAGCAAAATAAACAGTTTATAAACTTTTATATATATATATGTTATGGGAACACTAGAAAAAATTTTAAATATCTTAAAAATGAAAAATGAACCAAAATCTTATTCAGTTAAATTTTACGCTGAATTAAAATTAGAAGACGGTCGTATAATTGCCACGGAAGATGAACAATTTATGATCGGTTCTAAAGTCTTTGCCGTTTCTGACGATGGTGAGGCTGCTGCATTATCTGCAGGAAGTTACACGTTAGAAAATGGTAATAAAATGACTATTGGTGAATCATCTGAAATACTTGATTTAGGTGAAGAAAAAGAAGCTGAAGACGTAGAAGCGTCTGAAGAGTTATCTGAAGAAGTTACAGAAGAATTATCTGAAGAGAAAAAAGAAGAGTTTGACGAACCTGGTGAAACACCAGCGGAAAAAGCGGATTGGGCAGAAACTTATGAAAAGTTAAAAGATCGAGTTGCTGAATTAGAAAAAGCTATATTTGGCGATAAGGCTGCTGAAGAAACTGAAGAACTTTCTGAAGAAAAGAAAACAGAAATGTCAAAACAAAATGATTTTCTTGGTGAGCTTATGACTGAAATAGAAGACTTAAGAAATAAAGTAGTTGAATTAAGTGGTCAACCAGCAGAGGAAGGTATTAAATACAATCCTGAAGGTCAACATTTTAACTCAACCATCGATTTAAAAAAACTGTCAACTAAAGAGCGGGCAGCATATTACATTAACAATAAATAACAAATAAAATGGCGAAAAATTATAATTTAAGTAAAGATTATCAGTTCAATATAACCGTTACTGATAACACCTATGCAGGTAAATTAGCATTGCCTTATGTTACTGCTGCAGTAAAGTCACCTGACACAATAGCAAAAGGATATGTAAGACAAATAGACGGTTTAAATAGAAAGGCGGTAATATCTAATTTAGGAATTTCCGACCCAATACAAGCGGCCGGATGTAACTTTTCAACAACTGATGCACCAGCAAATTTAGCTTTAACTGAACAAGTATTAACTTTAACTGATATGAAAGTTAATCAAGAAGTATGTCGTGGAACAATCTTCCCAACTTGGATTGGTGAAAATATGGACAGAAATGGAGATATACCAGGAACTTTTGAGGATTTCTTATTAGCTACTATTGCTGCTAAGGCGGGTGCTCATTTAGAAAATATGATTTGGAGAGGTTCAGGCGATCCAGCATTAGTTGGGTTTCAATCAAATGACGGTTCTTTAGATCAAACTGGAGCTGATCTTTCTGCTTGTAAAGATTTTCACGAAGTGGATTTAGATGGCGCTATTACTACAGCAGATATATTAGATGATTTGGCAGCGGTTTACGATAAAGTGGTTGCTTCTGTACAAGGTATTTTGTCTAAGCCTGGTTTTGGGTTTTATATGAATCATAAAACTTATGCTTTATATGCGCAAAAATTAGCGGCTGCAACTACATTCCAACAATTAGGTGCTGCAGGTGAGTTTAATGGATTAACTTATATGGGCTTTCCAATTTACGTTTGTCCTGGAATGTTTAACGATACTATTATTGCAACTTACCCTGAAAATCTTGTTGTTGGAACTAATCTTGCTACTGATTGGACGGAAGCACGAATTATACCAACTTATCAATTTGACGGCTCAGACAATGTAAGAGTTGTTATGAACTTCGCAATTGGTGTACAAACAGCAGTAGGCACGGACGGTGTTTATGCAACATCTGCACACGCTTAATACATACTTTAAACGGGGGTTGAAATACACCCCCCTTTATTAACTTTTAAAACTAAAATAATATGGCTTGTGATTTAACACGAGGAAGATTAATAGACTGTAAAGACACCGTTGGAGGACTTAAAGCAATTTATATCTGTAAAAGTTATAATAACAATATTGAAAATGTTGCTACTATATCATCAACTGAAATGACAACGGCGGGTTTCGCAACTTGGTCGGCGCAATCAGGTAGTCAAACCACTGTATTCAAATATGATTTGATACCAAGTTTGTCAAGCTTGACTGTAACTGTAAATTCAGATAATGCTAATGGAACTACATTTTTCACTCAAGCACTATCTGTAACACTGCAAAAGATCGATCACGACACGACAAATGAATTAAGATTAATGGCTTTTAGTAGGGCTCAAATCTTTGTTTTGGATGCGAATGATAATGTATTTTTATTAGGTATTGCTAACGGGTGTCACGTTTCAGGGGGAACCGTAATTACGGGAACCGCAAAAGGTGATTTGAATGGTTATACTATAGAATGGAGTGCAGAAGAAAGAAATGCACTAATTCAGTTACCACCTTACGTTAGTTTGTCAGATGCTAAATGGCCTTTCGATGGATTAACTGATGAATCTGCATTAACTATTACAGCGGGAACTTAATCGTTACTCAACAATTAGAAAATTGGGGCTTTATGCCCCATTTTTTGTTTAAAGAAAAACAATTACTTAACTTTTATATTTATAATAAACTACTATGGCTTGGAAACTAAAAAAAGAATGGGAAGGTAAAAGGATTGATTCGATTAGAATACCATTAGACGACCTGTCTCAAAAACAAATAGAAAGACTAAATGAAAGTGTAAGATCTAATCTTTTTGAAAAAGAACAACCTAAAAAAAAGAAAAGTTATAAATGATACAGGCAATTAGAGGTACTGCAGCGGGAGGTAATTCAAACACCTTTTATATTAATACTTATGACGCATATGAAGATAAGGACAATATACAATATAAACCAATCCTTACCTTTATTAGTCAAATGACAGGGAAAAGGGTTGATTTAATTCCTATGACATACGATTATTCTAATAAGGATAGATATGTAAAAATTATCTTTGGTATAAAAACAATTAACCCAGTTCCAGCGAGTGGAACGGTTGATTTGGGGAATACCGATTTCCCTTTCGGTTTTTATAATGTGATAATAAGAGAAAATACAACAAACAATTTGCCGGGCACTATTGACACAAGGCCTATAGTTTACACGGGCATAATGAACTTAAGTAGCTCAACAAGTGGTGGTTATGAAAACCCCGCCGTAGAATATAAGGAATACACAACAAACGATTCAGACACCGAAAGCGTTTATATAACTAATTAATTATGAATATAGATTTAGTAAAATTATCACATTATAACATTCCTCATTTAGTTGAAAGAAACAACCAAGATTGGATTAGTTTTGGGGAAGATAACCTTTACCCAAATTACTTATTAGAATTATTTTTAGGTAGTGCTATAAATGGGGCTTTAGTTAAGTCTATTGGAGCAATGATTTATGGTGAAGGGTTGGCGGCTACAAATGCAGATGAAAACGAGGAAACAAAAGAAAGTTATTTACGATTAACGGAACTTTTACACAATTCAGAAGATGACGTGTTAAAGGATTTGGCAATGGATTTAAAACTTTTTGGCGGGTGTTATGTAAATGTGATATGGTCAAGAGATCGGAGTAAAATATCTAAAATAAATCATATTCCGGCACAATATATTAGAAGTGGTAAAATAGTGGACGGTGAAATTGATACATATTACTATAGTGCTGATTGGTCTAAACATAGAAAAGCAGAATACAAACCCCGTCCTTACAGGGCGTTTTCCGTAGAAGACAGAAGTAGTGCAAGTCAAATTTTAATGATTCGCGATAAAAACCCTGCTTTATTCTACGGTTTCGCGCCTGATTATGTTGCCGCTACTGACTGGATTCAAATGGAATTAGAAATAGCGCAATTTCATTTATCTAATATAACAAGTGGAATGACTCCATCAATGCACGTTGGATTTTCTAATGGTATTCCTACTGAAGAAGAAAGAAGAGCTATTGAAAGACAATTAAACGCCAAGTTCGCGGGAAGTGGTAATGCGGGAAAAATACTTATTACATTTAATGATGGAAAAGAAACAGCACCAATAATTGAACCGATACAAATGAATGATGCGCAAAGCGCCTGGGAAGGCATGAGTAAACAGGCGGTTAATCAAATCTTAGCAGGACATAGAGTTACTTCACCGATCCTATTTGGTATTCGTTCAGAAGGTGGTGGTTTAGGGAATAATGCAGACGAATTACGAGATGCATATTCTTTATTTAACAACACGGTTGTAATCCCTTTCCAGAACACACTTTTAAAGGGTTTAGAGAAGATATTTAAAGTTAATGATATA